AATATCTTCTTGAGCATCTTCTTGGTCATCTTCTGTATCATCTTCTGGATCATCTTCTGGGTCATCTTCCGGATCATCTTCCGGATCATCTTCTTTCTGTTTGCGGATAACCTCGTCAATAAATCCATATTCCAGACATTCGTCTGGTGTAAGAATGGTTTCTGCATCCATCATCTCAATTAATTCATCTTCGTTTATGCTATAATTACATGCTTCGAGAAAAATCTGTCTGTTTGACTGCATCAGTTTGTCCAGATCATCCGCATATCGTCTTAGCTGTGATGCGTTACCCGATGCTGTAATCCACATATTATGAATCAATGCCGATGTACCAAGATTCATTGCTTTGTGATCGCACGCCATCAAAATTAGAAATGCAACGCTGTACGCATTCCCATCAACATATCCATTGATTGTCGCCCCATGCCGTTTTAACTGGTTATAGATTCCTACACCTTCCTGTGCATCTCCGCCATTACTATTGATGTATAGATTTATTGTCCCACCAGAAGGGATTTCCTGTAATTTCTTTCTGAAAAACTTTGCAGAAGTTTCGCTTTCGAGCATCGTCCATGTAGACCAGTCGAACCGCCCCTGTGCGGATACGGTATCATAGATATACATATCATATTCATCTTTGCTTTCCTGTCTTGGTGCAACTCTAAACATCATCTTTGGTTTTGTTTCCATCTCCTGTTCCACCTCCATTCTCTTTTAATGCTTCATCTATTGTTTGATAGTTCTTTGTAAGCAAATGCTTTTTACTCCAATCTTCATTTATAGCGTCTTCTCCAGCTCTTTCTCTCACTTCGTCAATAGACATAAAGCTAGATGAAATTAATTTATCTATCTTTTCCGCCATCTTGAACACATCAACATGACCTACTTTGGACGTATCTACTTCATAGTACCTGCCACTCGCCCATGATTCATAACCATACGCTCCTGTGAGTGTCTTTCCGATTTCATCCGCCACAGGGTCTACTGCAAACGTTAGAAATGCATTTACTACTTCCTCCATGTTGTTAATATTCCCGGTCATAAGTGAGTCCGGAATTTTAAAAGCCTTTCCGGTTACTGAAAAGATTTCATCTATCAGTTTCACAATATCGTCACTGTTTTTCTGTGACTGCTTTCTGTCTGCTTCTGCTAGTTCCCGTCCTCTGTACTGTACATATACTTTTGATTCTCCGGACGTATATTTTTTAATTCCCTCCTGCAAGAAATTTTCAAATTCTTCATTGAATCTTTCGTCTCCTGCTTGAATACTATCTACTTTAAAAATATACTTCACCTGGTTTGTGTTACGGTAAGACTGCAAGGCTGTAGAAATAACATCGTTAAGTTCTCTGTATGCTCCTTCTATAAGTCCCCTTGCCTGCGTTTTTTCTAGCCGAAACAAAAAACATTGTTTTGCACTGAATGTCCTGTTTAATGAATATTCATCCACAACAACCCCATCATAAAGATTTCCCTTAAATGGTCTTTTCTCTCGAATCGAGAATTCATCTGCACAATACAGATTTCTTCTAGATATAAAACATAATGCTCCTTCTGGATTTCGAAACATCCGCTCAACAACTTTATGCCAAAACTGTGAGGCTGACTCGTTCGGGTTTGGTTTTATATTTAACGAATAGTAATCTTCTGTTTTCGTCTGCTTATTATTTTCGTAACAACGTATTTCTGATTGAGAAACTGCATTTGCAATCAGAGAAATCGCTGTGTATATTGCAAGTTCTTTGATGTATATTGATGATGGAAGGTCAACAAATATAACATCTGTACCTTGTCTTGTAATTCGGCTCCTCGGAAAAATTTCTTTTAATCTTTCTACAAATCCCATTTCTGTTTCCTTTCCTATATTGTCAAATTGTCAAAATCACTTTTGCACCCTCTTTTACCGGAATATAATTTACAATTTCATCTTCGCAGATCTGTGCCGCTACTAACGAAAGCCAAGGGTCTGTCTTTCTTGACTTTGCTTCTTGCTTTCCATAAACAAAAGACCCTTGGTCTCTTCCTTTTTGTTTTCCGTACGGAATTAATTTTGCGTTGTTACATGCCCATCTAAGTACTGGATTGTCTCCCCATGCATAATACTGATTTACAAAGCAAGAATCTATTACAGGGACATACTTCATGATATCGCTTCGTGTAATGAGACGTAGGTTTTTATCTTCCGCAGAGAATCCTATTTTCTTTAATGACTCTGCCACGAGAGCGTAACGATAACTGTCCAGGGCTACTTTTTCAATCTGATACTGTTTCCCCGCTTCCTGGATATATTGCGCTACAATCTCTGGCGAAATCTCTACATCATCAACATAAGTGCAATATCCTTTATCTACCCAGCTTTTCCATGGAGCTTTGATTCTCTGTAAATCCTTTGATTTACTGCATATCCAGGAGTGATTAATGTCGTAACGCATCTCATCCCGTTTAAAATGCAGCGTAACCGATACCCAGTCCGAAATCATCGCATAATCAATTCCTGCTACACAGCTCCACCCTGTCAGATCAGGTAATATTTTGTTTGTCGCCGCGATATTTTCCCATGATGTTACTGCAGCATCCTTCACACCACTTGGTCGGTTCATCCTTTTGCTCATGAATGCCGGAAGTCGTTCCGGGTGTGCTTTCCATGTATGATATTCTTTTCTCGTTTCTGCTAACAAATGCGGAAGATACGGAAGGGACGGATTTGCTTTCGTCCAGTTTTCTTCATAGTCTACTTCTTTTTCATCATCTAAGCGAAACAGTACCGGGAGCATCCCTAAATCATCGTTGCCACTGTATAAAATTCCTTCTGCCTGTGCGATCAGATCATCAAGAGGTCCTTCTCGTACATCTCCATTTGTTGTGTAATATCCGGAACGTGGCTCTGCTTTCTTTCCAAGACCAGTTGTGTATACATTGATATTGTCATAATTTTCATATTGATGTACTTCGTTAAACATTACAATTCCTGACCGCAATCCATCTTTTGTTTTATGATTGCTTGTACGTCCTCTGATTTTTGCCCGGTTTTTTTTTGACTTTATCGTTTGTTTTGTCCAATGATAATGCCTTTTTAGTTTTTTTGTCTGTCCTGGCAGTTCAAAAAATCCAACAAGATCTTCCACTGGCCGCATTGCCTGTTCTTCTCCATTTCCGCAAATATCTATATCGTATTCCGTCACTGGATTATAAGGGGATGCAAGACACATCGCCTCGTAAGCTATCACTCCGTCTTTGCCCGCCCCTCGACCAGCCATCAAGAACAAATCCGGCCAGCGTGGCAAATTATCTTTTTCCCAGAACGTACAGAGATGGAGCAGTGTCACGAAGTTTTCCCATGGAAAAAACTTATACGGAAAATATTTTTGCAGACCTAAATACTTATCTGCCCTTTCGGTATCTATATAGATTTCTTCCATCGCAAAACAATCTTTAATATGCTTAACTAATGCTATCTGGTCTTTGCAGCAGGGGTGTATCTGTTGTTCTACAATGTCTATATATTCCTGTATCGCAGGATGTATCTTACAACTCATCGTCTTCTAAATCATCATCTACATCGGGAGAGATTTCTAATGCTTCAAGTATCTTAAGCATCTGCGTATTTACCTTTAGGAGTTGTTCAACAGAATCATTTTTCTTAAATCCACACTGTCCTCCCCCATTGTCGTATTTAACCCTGACACCCCGTACATTTATGTCTTCCTGTAAGAGCGTTTTAGTAATATATAGGTGCATATAATCGTTTATGAGGTCAACATAATAGCTCTTTTCGTTTCCAGAACGCTCTAATTGAATCAATAAATCGGCTTTTAACTGCTTAAATTTCTTCTCTCTTCTGATAGAATCTGCTGTTTTTTCCTTACTTTTTGCCATTATGACCACCACCCCTCACGCACATTTGCAAAAATTTTAAATTGTCGACCCCGCCCCCTGTTGTATCGTCCCTCCCATGAGGAAGGGGTTTGGGGGTGTGGAGGAGTCATTACCATCGTTCGACCGTCAGCGATTCTGTTTTATGATTCTTCAGCTTCTCTGGATGCTCTAATGCATGACATTCTTTGCATATTGCTACAAGCTGTCTCCTCTTTGTTCCCTGCTCATAATAGTAAGCTGACAAGGCAAGCTCTGGGTAATCCCTTACATGCTTTACATGATGCACTGTGTCTGCCGCCTGAATCCTGCCATGTTCTTTACATAGCTGGCACTCATAATGCTGCGTTCGAAGCACTGCCGCTCTCAATCTCCGAAATGCCGGAGACTTATAGAACTTCCACATTGCATCCTGCTTTGCGAGTTCTGCTATCCATGTTCTAAGCTTATCCGTTGTGTATTCTCTTTCTAGCTCCTTGCTTACAATCTCTGCATCGTTCATTACTTCTTTACTTTCTTGCATACTGCAAGTGACTTATCTCCAAACTTACCGTTAACAGGCAATCCATATTTTTTCTGTAGCTTCGTTTCTAACGCCGCTGTATCCACTCCGTATTTTCCATCTACTTTGATATCTGCATCCATCACCCAGTTAAGTAGTTTCTGTACTCTCCTGATCTGTGTTGGATAGTCCTTCATTGTTTCGTATCCATCGCCGCACTGATAGTAACCACGTGGTGGTAATGCTGGAAATGTTCCTGGATACTTTGTCTTTTCATTGCTTATCTTCGAGTCAGTGAACCAGCTTTCCGCTTTTGTTCCGGTCAGTCTATTAAGGTCGATCTCACCGCTCATCCCCGGACAGCTTCCTCGTTCTGTGAACTGATGGAAGTCAACGCCTTTATGTGCCGGATACTTCTTACTGTATGTTCCATTGTTCTTTCCATATCTCGCTTCCCACCAGGCACAGTTCTTTGGCCGCTTATCAATAACACTCTTATATCTTGTATACTGTGCATACATGGTGTAGATCATTGACTTATAGCCAAGATTGCTGATGTATTTAAGAGCATCCCTAACACCTGCTACGTTATTCCCTTCCTTACATTCCACATCGAGAATATAACCAACGAAATACTTTCCAACTCTTTCTCTGCACGTTTCCACTAAGAATTTCGCCTGTGCAAGTTCTTTGCCACTGTTCAAATAAGCGTACAGCCAATATGGTTTCTTCCTTTTTTCACATTCCTTTATTACGGTGCCTAATAACGGATCAATGAATGTTAATCCCTGTGTTGCTTTCGTGATAATAAACGGACAGGCTTTTCTAACTTTATTCCAGTCCGTTACTTTTTCATGGTGCGAGATGTCTGGATAATATTTGCTCACGCTTCATCCTCCTGTTCATAATCACTCATCACTTCCGGGATTCCGGCGATTGAAGTAAGAAGTGAAGTTACCGCTGCTAATGCTGCCGTTCCTACTACGGTTTTCCAATCTACCGCCGCAATCGTTGTCGCTGCCGGAATTAATGCAACTGCGGTCTGTGCTGCTGTCTTCACTGCTCTTTTCGCTGCACCTGCTAACCAGTCTCTTGTGTCAACATTTTTTCTTAGTACACTGTTTTTAAACATTTATATGTCACCTCCTACATAATTCCTGCATTCCTTAACAGCCACCCAACTGCTCCACCAATCAGTGCTGTAATCGTGCATGTTATAATTTGTCTTAACATTTCCCCATCCCGGCTCTCTAATTCACTTAACCGCTCTTCCTGTCTGTTCTGCGCTTGTACCATGTTCTCTATTGAGGTGGCTAATTTCTGTACAGACAATGCAAGATCAGTTATCTGCTTTGTAACTGTTTCAAGTTCCTGTAGCCTTCGATTAATGCGTTTATGTTCATCTTCCATCCTTTGCTTGAATTCTTCATGCTCTTCTCTTCCAACTTCGTCCATTAGCTCCCTCCTTTCACTGTCACATATCCAGCCGCTCCGGAAGAACCGCAAAAGTAATTATGTTGCTGTGCTGCACCTGCTTTTCCATGCAGGGCTTTCTTTGATACTTGTCCGGCTACTGTTCCGTTGTGAACACCTCCATAGGTAGCAATCTGTAATTTTTTATTTTTATGTCCCAGAAATACTACAGTGTGAATAGGGTCTTTCTGCTCAAACAAAACAACTTTTCCTTGTTTTAATGCCCGGTTAATATTCTGCCTTACCTTCTTGTTGTTCTTACCTGTGTTCGAGTGCCACACCGCAACTTTCTTCCCGGTAATCCCATTAATTACTTTTGCCGCTCCAAACACCGTCACTTTTGATCCATTATATCCGGCTAAATGCGTGCGACACCATTCGCGAATCTGTTCTGGTGTCTTCCTGATTCCTTGTAACTGTAACGCTACCGAAATCGCTTCTAAGGAACAACCATGACTTCTTACAAAAACAGATTTACTCTGCTTTTTATCCGGTATTTTAATTATTACTGTCTTCTTGTCCGGTTTCTGTAAAACAGCTTTGACGGGCCACTTTTTATTTGTCGTCTTTGCTACTTTTTTTACAATCATCGTGTTTTCCTTTCTGCATACGAAAAAAGACACCCTGCAACTGCAAGCAGGATGTCTTTTTCACACTTTTTATTGGGGATTATAAGCCAAGCAATAGTACCTGTATTGGGGTATCAGGTATTATTTTTTTGCTCATTATAAAAATAACATAAATAAAAATAACATTGGATAACATTTTAATTTTTTTTTGCTTTTTCCTCAATATTTTTCAAAAATCTTGTACAACGCATCTGGCACTGTGCCTTTGAATAACTTTTTCCCGTCTCTTTTTCCATCTTTATCGCTACCTTGTACCAGGATAAGTTATCTATGTAAAAATACTGGAGCATCATCCTGATCTCTGTAGAACGCACCGTGTCAAGAAATGTATATGCTCTATTTAGTATTATCTCTTTCTCCAGTTTTGTTTCATTCAGTTTATTGATCCTTTCTTCTAACAGTTTTCTTCTTTTTTCGATCGTTGTATCCTGTGTTCCTTCCAGCCTATATAATCGTGTTCCGCCGCTGCCACCACGAACGCAATCAGCTACTACTTTTTCTGACAGTTCCGCTATTTCCTGTTCGGTCTTTTCTATTCGCCTTTCGAGGTCTTTTATCAGTACATCAATGTCACCGCATCTTTCAAGGTTCTCTTTCTCTGTCATAGCTTCCCTCCCTCTGTGTCAGATTCTGACACCATTAAATAAATTAAATAGTCAAATGTGTTCATGTTTTTGTGGCGGTCCAAATGACTGAGGCTCCAGCTCCATCAAGGCATTATATCTCTCAACGTGTTCATCCGGTGCAATCTCATCGTTCATAAGTTTCTGCCCTAACTTACTATATTCGGCATCTATTCTCTCTTTAAACTCTTGTCGGCTTATCTTTCCTTCGACAAGCATGCGCTCTAAAATTCTGTATTCGTGGCTCATCATTACACCATTGTTCGTCTAATCTCATCTTCGCTATCCTGAATGCACCATTTGGCTGGCTCATCTTTGCGAATCATGCAATCTCCGTTAGGATTTCCGCACGGGCAGTCCATGCATGGGCTATCTGCATAGCTGTCTCTTGTGACTTCATCGCACATGTCGCATATTGTTTCTAACGCTGCTCTAATTTCTCTGTAATCCATATTGCTTCTCCTTTTTATTAATTTTTATGTTCCCTGTGCCCCGACACGTAGGGGCACGATTAAAAGATTATACAAAAAATTCTCTGGCTTCTCCAATCTCAATATAATGCTTGAGATTCTCCCCGGCCTCCGCCGGGGAAATCAATGACATATAGCTCCTTCCTTCATGGAACCGTTAACAAGTTACGTGTAATATGTAAAACCTTCCTGGAGGTGTGTCCAGCTTATTTTCTGTAATCTTTCTCGTATGCATCTTTTAATTCCTGCACATAATTCATAAGTTCACATTCGTAGCAGTAATTATTCATTTCTTCTTCCTTGTACATGCTGTTTTTCGTATTTAATTCTACAGCTTTTCTATTGCTGCATAATTTATCACACACATAGCCGCACAGTTTGTCCGTTGCTTCTTCTATTTCTTTTCTCTTTCGTTCGCTTGGAAGAATCTCCATTTTCTTTTCATCGTGAAGCTCTTGTAATTTTCTTTTTGTCTCTCTGTCTATTCTATCCTGTTCTTCCGAATATCTCTGCTCTTCCGTTTTCTCTGCTTCGGTTTTATTAATGTATCTGTCGCAGGACGTACAGGTGGAAGTTCGGACATTACACTCAAGGTATCTTTTACAGTTATAGCAAAGTGATGTGATGCCTACCGGATGTGGTTCCTCATATTCTTCTGGTTCTTCCTGATCTAATTCTTGATCGTAGTTCACTATCCTTGATTCAGATTTTTCTACCGCTTCCTCCGGTTTTTCTTCGGTGTCATAATCTGGTACCGCCTTTTCTTCTAACTTTTCGCTTTTCATCTCTTTAATTTCTTTATGTGATAGTTCCCCATTATCTTTTAATCTCTGTAAAGCTTCTTTTTGCTGTTCTTCACTCATTCCGGAAAGCTCATAAGCTGTTGAAAAGTTTATATTCTCTTTATCTATCTCTTCTTTAAACTCTTTAATAAGATTTTTATTAATCGTTTCCATCTGTGCAATCTTTGTCTTGGAAACATGCAGCATGGATGCAATCACATCTCTAAGTCTTCCCTGACTTAAATCACGTCCATGGATTTTCATTCCATTTTCTTTTAAGTACTCTAATTCCTCTTTTAGCTCTCTTTCTTCCCGAAGCAAGGTAGCAACGCTTTTATTTCTGCTACTATTTGCAATAATCAGCTCTATTTTTTCCTCGTGTTCATTTGCTGGATTCCTAACTTGACAGGTTACAAGCTCATATTCTGTATAGCCACGTTCTGCAAGTAACTTTAAAGCTCTCCACCGTCTCTCCCCGGAAATCAGCTTGTATTCTCCCTTCTCAGACGGTTCATACATAACTGCCAGATTATCAATCAATCCTACTGCTAATATTTCATCTGCTTTCTCTTCTATTCCTTCCTGTGGATAAAAGTTTTTAACATTCGAATAAATCTTGTGAATAGATATATCCTTTGTGCGGAAGCGCGCCTTTGGTGTTGTATCTATTCCTCTTTTGCTATTTTTATTCAGTGTATCCAGCACTGAAAAACCTGTTGCCATGTCTACCTCCTTTCTTCCTTCGGGATGCTATGCGAAACTTTCTTTTTCTTCTTTGTCTTCCTCAAATCTATCGCCGCAGATGTTGCTGTTATCCCCGTTCGGAATCCTCTCTCATCTTCTACAACAATCATGTGCGGATAAATCTCTTTTACAGTCACCTTTTTCGGTGCTGTTTCCTCTCCTCGCATCTTCGGTCCATCCATGTAATAGACCGCTCCCGGCTTAATACCGAGAGCTTTATTCATCTTTTCCATGGAGGACATTTTCTTTCTTCTTTGAACTAACTGCATCTTATTCCTCCTGTAATAATTCTTCAACTACCGCCCTATAATCTTTCGTTGCAATACCATTCTTCGAAAATGCCGGAAGTGGTTTCATTGCCATAGATGCCTTTTCCACTATGATCGAACGGCGGACCGGCGTTTCGAACATCTCGAATCCAGACTGTTCTTTCATCCAGCTTTCAAATTCTAATGTCGTTTTATTTTTCTGGCGCATCGTGATGATTCCCTTAATATGCAATCTCTCATTCAATTCGCAGAGATCGTCAAGCTGTTCCTGTAAGTTGTATATTGCTTCATTTTCGAAGCCACCGACTTTCACCGGAGCTATCACCATCTCTGCGGCAATCAGCGCATTAATGACTACCATGTCAAGCAGACGGCCACAATCACAGATACAATAGTCGTAGAGATCATTTACTTCTTTAAGTGCCTCTTTTAAACGCTCTGCCTGTGTTTTCTCTCTTTCCAGGCAAAGGCTCATATCTGTCTGCATCAAATAGCCATTTGCTGTGATAATATCAATATTCTCATATTGTGTCTGCTCAATAAAATGCCAGGTATTATATTCTCCACCGACATATGTATGATTTTCTAATAATCCGGAAAGTCCTTCTCCTTCTGGGTCATACTTTCCATATACCTTTGATGTATCCCCCTGCGGATCTGCATCAATCAAAAGCACCTTTTTCCCCTGTTCTTCCCCTAAAATATAAGCGATGGTGTCCGCACTGGTTGTCTTTGCGATACCGCCTTTTGGTGACATAATTGCTATTGTTCTCATAATCCCTGCTCCCTTCTATGCTCTTTTCTTTTCTCTTTGTTTCTGGAATTTTCTAGCCGCTCTCTTTTCACTTTGGTTATAATGCCTTTTCTGGCGGTATGCCTGCGTGTCTGTAACATTGTCTTCGTTTTTTCGAATCTCGAATGTTATCCCTAATTCTTCCTTTAGTGCCTTCGTCATATCTTCCCAAGTCACATATTCTTCCTGCAGGCATTCCGTTTTTAAATTAAAACGCTGCACGAATCTATCTAAGCGTGTTTTTCCGAAACCAAATTCATCTCTTAGGGTCATCGCTGCCAGAATCCTAACCGTATCAACTATATTTTCTTTGATTCTTCTGATACTTTCATCTATCGCTGACGGGCTCACTCCTACTGGGATTCCTGTTGCTTTACGCATTTCAATATCCTGCTTTAACCCTTCCATTCCTTTTGTCTGTGCTATTCTGTACGCTTGTGCCATGCCTTCTAGTCTTAATCTTTCCTCTTTGCTAATTCTTGCCATCTGCTTATAATCCTCCTTAATCCTTTTGCTTTCGCAACCTCGTATATATGTAATAGCGTGTGTTGAAATCATTGTAATAAACCTTTGCAAATGTGAAATCATATTCCGGGTACCACGCTTTCATCTGTTCTTTGATTGTGTTTTCATTCCGAACCATGTCGTTCACATAGCGTTCTATCTTTCTATAATTTCCACTCTTTGCCTGTGGCCGCTTATTCCTTACCACTTTTACTTCTGGTTGCTTTAATCCCTGTGATGAGTTCCATCGCTTTTCTGAACGAATTCTGTCTTTCTCTTTTACGATATAGTTCGCCATCCCAGAAAGTCCATTCTCATCCTTTTCCAGTCTCCTGATCTGACTACGTTTTCCGCATTTCCATGTTTTCTCTACTGTGTCCCGGTCAAGTAATCCATCCATAACAACATGATGATGCCACCTGATCTTAGCATCAGGGTTATATTCCGTTACATAAATATACTTACAATTTGGTAAGCCAAGCTTCTTTCTTCTGTAATTCAGTCTTTTAATAAACCGCTTTACATTCTTTAGTGCTGCATCTATATCCCCATCCGCAGGAAGGTGTTCATCATCGTATGTAAACGTACACCAGAGGTCTTCGTTACCAAAGTTTGCATTGATAAGACGTTCTACTCTCTTTCTTGCATTCTTATCGTTCAGTCTCCCCTGTGCTTCTCAATTACTCTTCTTCGCTCTTCCCTCTTCCGGAATATCTTCTTTCTTTCCAAAGATAGGATAGATTTCTACTTCCAACTGTTCCCCTGCTTTAATAGTCTTTAGAGCATAGTTCGTCTTTGTGCGTTTGAATAACTGTTGTGTCATCCATTCTTCCATATCCTCTAAAGATTTATTGTAAGCAGACTCATAGTCATATTCTAAGAAACCTCTATTCTTTTTTCTCTTATCCTTCTTTATCTGACACTTACCCATTGCTTTACCTGCTATTATATATTTCGACCACTTGTTACTATGTATTACGAGGACGGCAAATTTGTTAAAATGCTTTAAAAATCAGTTTCTTTCATGGTTTTTATGCTTGCTTTTCTGTGTCAGATTTGATATGATGAAATTGCTTTTCAGATTATTCTGACATTGGAGAGCATCCGCTGCTTTTGGATGCTCTCCTTTGTTATGCTATTATGTAATCCAGTCCGGTTTCCGCTGCCTTTTTCCTGGCATAAGCTACCGCTTCCACATAATCTCCATAAAAACACTCTAATTCCATGTTTGTCCATCTGATAATCTTTACTTTATTTTCTTTCTTTTTATCTTGCATTCCTTACGCTGCCGATTCTTCTTTTTTGTTTATCTCGACAGTAACTTTCACGTTTTCCCGCTCCGCTATAATCGAAGCAATCGTTTCATGCAGCCTTTTTATATTTTCTTTACTCATCTAAACGTCCCCCTTCTTCTCTCGTTTCTAAAACCATTACTTCGCCTACTGTTTTATTAAATCCTTTTGTAAATACTTTTAATGCAAGCTTTCCAGCTTCTTTATTATCTTTATACATCGTATCAATTGCATGCCTCACAGCTATTCCAATGTTTGCGAACATCTCCATTCCCATTCCCGCTTCTTTTGACAGATTTATCGCTGTTGCAGTTTCGTAGTTCTGCTCTACTTTTTTTTGCGGTAATCACCAAAGCCACATCTCCCTGTAAACATTCCGGCTTTTCATTTGGTTTGCTATCATTTACAATTATCGTACTAAACATCGTTCCTCCTACTTTCTTCTTTCCTTTGTTAATAGTTACATCACACTTCTAATCCCTTTGTTTATCAGTTACTCCACTCTGCATTATTACGGGGTTGTGACCGCCTGGCATCCCTGCCGCCTGCATTAGAGTCTCCCGGATGCTCCGGGAGTGTTCTTATTCTTTTATATCAATGATAATCTTGTTGCTATCCGTCCAAAGAAATCCTTTCATTTTGGACAAATAGTATGGGTATATTCTGTCCTTCCACCATTCTCCCTTTGCCAGAATTTTATGCTGTTCGTTTCTGATGGTTAACTCCGTATCGTCTTCAACCATTGTTGAAGCTATTAAATTTATCACTGCCTTTTGCATATCTTTTCATATAACCTCTTTCCAACTTTCTCGACCACTTGTTCTTCGCTATCTTCCGTTATAGAAATCTCGAATATAGGTCGCAGTTCTTCTTTTGCTCCCTCTGGGAAACTTTCTTTCAGACTCCGTACAATCATAGAAAACTCTAATAACTGGTCCAAAACCGTTTCTTCAAGTTCTACACTCATTGTCCTTATATCTGCTTTAATCATTATTTTCTTCTCCTCCATATATCATCCGAAATATTTCTCCAGATAATCTCCAATCATCATCCACAGTCATTGCCGCTTCAAATGCTTTGGGTAATTTTTCTTTTACTTTTTCTGGTAAACTTTGTCTTAGGCTTTTCGTAATCATGACAAATTCTAAGAGTTGATCCATTACCTCCCCTTTTAATTCCACATCTATGCCTTCTTTTACATCTACCAAAATCATTCTTTCACCTTCTCTTCTAACCATTTGATTCCCACACCATTCCAACGAATTTTTGGGATCAATACTGTTGATCTGCTCGTCTTTAATACTTCTTTTCCTGTTTTATCTGTGTAAACGACAAAATCTGCCTGACTTTTCTGTGCTGTATATGCCACCAATTAATCCCTCCTGGTTGTCTTTCTTAGCTTATGAATATTTTTTTAAAATTCTTCTCTTGCTAATCTGTTTAGATTCTCCCGAAATTCTCTGTGTACAAAGTCCGGTTCAAGGTTTCTCCTGGATGCATATTCCATGAGATTTTCCCAACATTCTTCCGCTTCTTTTTTAATAAGCTGTTTTTCAAAATTAACATCAAATGGGACATTCAACATGCTTCTTTCTTCTCCTTTAAGAACTTAAGTACCTTATTCCATTCCTCGCTTTTCTTTTGTAATACTTTTCCTAATTTAAACATTATTTTCTCCTTCCTCTTTTCCGTTTTCCTCAATCTGCCTTCTTATTTCTTTTTTCAGGCCTTTAATGCAGCAAATCGCTGCCCCGCCAATCTCTACATTAAACCAGCTACATTCTATACAAAGCTGTCCTAAACCGCCTGTGTCATAACACGCTTTGAAGTCTTTCACCATTTCTTTTGACACATGTAGTCTCACTTCTACATGCGGTGCAGGAAAAATTTTAATCGTTTTTTGGACACTTTTCTTCCTCCTCTTTGATTAATTCTTCAAGATATTCCATGCATTCGTTATATCCCTCTCTACTTCCCAAACGGAAAATTATGTGAAAAGACACATCACACAATCGTTCTTCGCCTTTGAAATATTTTTTCGGTTCTGCAAATACACTTATTTCTTCGTTATTAAGATAAAAAGAAACATATTTTCCTTTGTGTTGTGCTTCGATCACCTTTTCGATCAAAGCTAAAACTTCCTCCGCCTCTATTTGTTTTCTTTTTATTATCGTTCTCACTCCTTTTCTAAAACGTTTTCAAGACACAGATAAAGAAGCATAAAGGTTTGTGAATACTCAAAGTCTCCAATTATTTTTCCTGTTGCTTTGAATACGCTACACAAGATAAGCGAAACTAATATCAGTAATATGTCTTTTTTGTACATTTTCTCTCCCTTCCAAAGAACGCTTACTATACCCAAATGTAAATAGTAATGTTACGAAGCACTAACACTATAATTAAAACCCACATCATAAGTTTTTGAACGAGAAGTTCTCTGTAAATTTTAGAGGCGGGGTCTTCCTGCTTTATTTTAGAAATTTCCCATAATGTTGCCGCACAACATATAACCGCTCCTCCAATCACTATGTAGCTCGTTATATTTACAAATTCCATTTAGTTGGCCCCTCTTCATTTTCCAGTTTTTTACTTTTTATCATTGACTTTTCCTTATTTTTCCATTATTCTTATATATAGGATGTTGCAACACCTAAATATACACAAATAATCATAAGGAGGTTTTTCATGTACAATATGTTTCTAAACTTATTAACCAGAGAGAATATTTCTCTCATCCTCTCAATCATCGGTTCAGTCGGTGCCGTTTCTTCATGGATATACAATTATGTCACCAGGAAAAAAAACATCACCTTCCGCATTATCAATCATGATTATGAAATAGACGATAATTATTTGAGCCTATATTTTCATTTAACTAATAACTCTGAACTTCCTATCACCATCAATGAAATTTGTATTGAACATAACGGTGAGGAAGTTTGCTGTTCTCTTGTTCCAGATTCTTTCGCCTGTATTGGCGAAGAAGATATTACAAGTGTTTTATTTCCGCTGTCAGTTGCTCCTTTGTGTAGTTGCTCTGGATATCTTCACTTCGTTTTTCCTCATAAAATCGAAGAAGGTTTTTCCAAGATTCAGAATTTTGTAATTCGCACCAATCGGGGTAAGGCATTGAAAGAGCAACTCTCACTCGGCGAGGAGAACCCTTACATAAAAGTGTAACTTCTTTTAATTCGTACTTCTTTTTTGCTCTTAAAAACTTTTCTTTTTCAATCTCTTCCTGTGTCTTAGAGGGGACTTTTATTGTTCCCTCTTCTTTTTTAAATAACTTTGCTAACTTTTTCAAAAACATCGCTTTCCCTCCCTATGCTGGCTTACGTTCCCACTTGGCACGTTCTTCTCGTTTGCCTGTAAGATAGCCATTGATAAAGATTTTGTCTTTCTCATCCAGTTCTTTGTACATTTCTGCTGTGGTTAAAATTTTGTTTTTCTTTTCTTTTTTCGTCATAATGATTTCTCCTTTCTTGTATCTTATTTGTTGGCTATGTCTACATTATAGTAGACTCAGTCTGCGTTGTCAACAACTTTTTGTTGGCATTGTCTACTTTTTTATTGCTTTTTTTTATTTTTCATGATAGGCTACTATTAACAGAAAGGAGGTGAGCAAACCAATGACACAGGGAGAACGAGTTAAGGACTTGCGAAAAAATTTAGGATTAACTCTTGAAAAGTTTGGTGCAAGATTAGGTGTAACTAAAACCGCTATTTCAAAAATAGAAAAAGGGGAACGTAATCTTACCGAACTAATGACAAAATCTATTTGTCGAGAATTCAATGTAGACTATGGATGGTTGACTACCGGATCTGGCGAAATGTTTGTAGATTCTGATGAGGATTTTCTTGCAAGAGTTGATGCTATTTTAGTCGATGAAAATGAGGATCGGCGAAATATGATTAAGACTTTGCTGTATGCTTCTGATGAAGATATTGAAGCCGTTAGCCGCTTGGTGAAGTATTTTTACGAATTGAAACATTGCAAGAAAGAAGAGGATTAAAAAAGCTGACAGCATTTAACTGTCAGCCTCATGGTTGTAAAGATGGGAAGCAAGCCTGTATATCCGTTTTAGATTTCTCTTGCTTTTCATTTTCTCTACCAGTTCAATGATAAGCTTTTTGTAATCAACTTCTTTCATATGTATGCCCCCTTATCATCCCTTTTGTGATGTCAACATTATACCATACATTTCCACAATCATGGAATTATCGAGGTCGATTTCCACAATCATGGAAATATTGTACGGACTAAACAAATACATATCTTTTTGTGATATGTTATTATTTATGTTCTGACTCGTAAAGGTCTGATATGCGGCAATCTAAAGCGATTGCAATCGTTTCTAATTGAAACAGATTTGGGGACGTTTTCTCGTTTTCGATGTTGTTGAGCGTACTCTTACCGATTCCGGTTTTCTCCGCCAACTGCATCAATGTACAATTTTTCTTTGTACGCATTTCCCATAGTAAAACTTTCATCTTACATTCCTCCTTTCCGGAGGGAATTGTAAAATTTAGTTTTCTACTGTGAAAAGTAAAATAATACATTAATTAAATTTTTTATTTTATTGGGGTAAATTTTATGAAAAAATCTATTAAGAATCTAATTTGTTATCTTTTAGTCCTTGTAACTATTTTATGTAGCACACCGCTACACACCAATGCGGCTTCTAAGCGTTTCTTTAATCGCACTATTTTTATTCAGAAGGGCAAATCATTAAAAATTCCAACAAACGGGGTAAAACGAAGTAAAGTGAAATGGTCTTTAAGAAGATCTGGCATAGTAAGTGTAAACAAAAGCGGTAAAGTGAAAGCAAATAGACTTGGGGATGTTAGTATTGTCGGGAAGTATAAGGGGAAGACCTGTAAAGGCAGTCTTTATATTATGAATACCCCGGCCGACATTTTAAATGATGATTGCACAACTACTAATTACAGGGTTGATCTAGAGTTTCATAATGCATCTTCTAAACCACTTTATACTCCTGCAAATATAAAAGTTACTTTAGATGGATTTGGAACAGTAAATTATAAAGCAAGTGTGCAAAAAGTCCCTGCTGGATGCGAGAAAAGAATTTATTTTTTTCCAGTAAATCCTGCTCCATTGCGTAATTTCTTAGAAAATAATCATTCAGATTATTCGGACTATTCATACGATAATTTTATATTAAAGAAAATCTCATTTTCGTTTAAGATAGGCCGAAAAAGCTATTCTTTCCGTTCTGTCTGTAAAGATGTCTGGGATCCTGATTCCCAGTCTTATGAAATGGAGTTTCGTAGGTATGTGAACGGCAAACGTGTTAGCTTCGGAACGTACAGTGAAGAAAAAGACTTATCCGGTGTTAGTTCCGCAGAATATAAGAAAATTAAGAATGGAATGTCTTATAAAAGGGTTGTCAATATTATTGGCTGCTCTGGTGAAAAATTTATTGATATGAAATCTCATGGGCAACACATTACCGGATATTATTGGAGTTCAGAAGATGGTGACAAGACCTGCTCTGTGAACTTTCAAAATGGGAAAGTGTATTATAAGAAAATGAGCAAAAGCACACTTTACAAAGTCCGTCCGTAAGAATCTTACTATTCCTTCCTGGCTTAATGATGCTGCTATGAAACAGAATATTAATTTCTCGCAGGTTCTCCAGGAAGCACTTATGCAAAAAATGGGATTGAACTAATAAACTGAAAAACCGCCCGGCTGGCACCGGACGGAATTCCATTAGACTATTTGCTCATTCCGAAATGAAAAGAACGATATAATCCAAAGTCGCATTTCGATTATATCACACTTCTTTTCTTTTCGAAACTATGAGGGGTGTATTTTTTATACCCATTTAGGGAGAAAAAGAAATGAAAAGAAAACTAAATAATGATAAAACTATCTTAAGAGTCGCAATTTATGTCCGTGTGTCCACTGAACAGCAGGCAGAAGACGGGGATTCTATCCGCGATCAGCTCAATTCATGTGAGACCTATATTAAGGCACATGAAAATATGATCCTTGCCGGTGAATACATTGACGGGGGCATTTCCGGCCAGAAAACAAAACGAGAAGATTTTCAAAAGCTTCTTTCAGATGTTCGTGCTAATCTCATTGATTTAATTATCTTCACCAGGCTTGACCGCTGGTTCCGTAGTCTCCGGCATTATCTGAACACGCAGGAAGTCCTTGATAAGCACAATGTTTCCTGGACTGCAATCCGGCAGCCTTTCTTTGATACCAGTACCGCACAGGGGCGAACGTTCGTCAATACCTCTATGGCTTTTGCAGAACTGGAAGCGCAAAACGCTTCTGAGCGAATCAAGGGTGTATTTAAAGACAAAGTATCTCATAGTGAAGCTATTTCCGGTAGAACCCCTATTGGTTACTCTATCGTTGATAAACATCTTGTTCCGGACAAAGATGCTCCTATTGTTGTTGCCATTTTTGAACACTATCAAGCACATAGTAGCATGGGTGAAACTTTACGATATATGCAGGATGCTTTTGGTATTGTTCGTAGCCGTAGTAGCTTAAAGCGTATGCTACAGAACAAAAAGTACATCGGAATTTTTCGTGATAATGAAAGTTATTGTGAGCCAATCATCACGAAGGAACTTTTTTATGATGTGCAACGTCTTCTTAAATTAAACATCAAGACCTGCAAAAACAGACATGATTATATCTTTAGCGGCCTGATCCGCTGTGTTGATTGCGGCTATGTAATGAGTGCTGCATCAAATCATAATCATTATGTTCGTAAATCTGGTGAAGAAGTAGATCATTTTTATTCTGTCTACCGCTGTCACGCCAACCGCCTGCATCGCTGTGTAAATAATAAAGTCTTTTTTGAAAGCAGCATAGAAAAAGAACTGCTAAAAAGAGTCCGGCCAGAATTAGAGCAGTATATTTGTGATTACAAATTAGAGACTGCTCCAGTCGTCCAGAATAAAGCCAGGATTCATAAACTACAAACTAAATTGTCAAAGCTAAAGGAACTTTATTTGAACGAACTAATCACACTTGAAGAGTTCCGAACAGATAAGGCAGATTTTGAGTATCAGATTGAAGAGCTTCAAAAAGAAGAACAAAAACCAGTAAAAGACCTTTCTTCTCTTGAGGAATTTTTAAAATTAGATTTTGAAAATATCTACTCTTCTTTTACCGCTCCTGAAAAGCGGCGTGTCTGGCGGTCTATCATTAAAGAAATCCAAGTGGACCATCATAAAAATATTAACATTGTTTTTCTATAAATATACGAAAAGCCGGGAATTTCCCGGCTTTTCATAACTTTATTTTTTATAGTACTAACTTACACTATCCATTAGGATAGTATCAGTTAGTGCTATAAAAATATTATGGCATCATCTTCACTGCAAATGAGTTTTTAAAAGCATTTCTGTTCAATATTATTTTATGATTATTTTCAAATATTTTATATATCTCATCATAGTGCCTGCGGTCACATTCCTAATGGATAGTATCAGTTAGTGCTATAAAAAATCTTTCTTTATTCTATTGATCCTATATCATCAGTATCACAATATTTTCTCATTCTATATTCGAGCATATCTAATTCTTCATCTGATCTTTTTATACTATTTCGAAGTTCTTCTCTTACTGCACTTTCAATCTTTGCCTGTTCAATGATTGTTTGCTGTTTTTTCACAATTTCTGATAACAATCCCGTTACATCACATAATCGCGATATTATTTCAAGCAAACTCATTCTACATCACCATTGGAGTATTTCTCTCCTGTGATATATTTATATTCATCCGCCGAAATACTGCCTTTTGTGACACGCTCTGCAATCTGTTCTTTTGTAAGCGTTCCTTTTTTATACATTCTTTTGAGACTCTCAACAAGCATTTTCATACTAAATCAACCCCTCCTCAATTAACTGCTGTGTGTATTCATCAATGACCGCATCTCGCTGAAACTGTGTCACAGATTCAACGATTCCGGATGTATTCTCCTCGACAATAGTTTTCATGAGCGCCATATTCTCATATTCCTCGACCGTCATTTCTTTTTCGTCATACTGCCATTCTGTTGCCATTTCTCCATTGCTTCCCTCGACTTCTCTTGTCACCTGCTCAATATTCTTACGCAGATACACCGTTAATGGTGATGATGTCCTGTCGATTTCTTCCGGTTTGTCCGGCTGTGTTCCTGTCACCTTTTTCCAGTCTGTCATGTTCATTCTCCTTTCTGCTATGTTTTGAAACTATCTTCTTGAGTTTCTTAACATTGATTTTCGGTTTGATGTAATCAATGTAATAATTGTATGTATCTGTATATTTGAACAATCCCATGTACGACAACATGACTGATGCGTTATACCACGAAATTTTATCCTGCTTTGAAATGTGGTTTGCCTTGCGTCTCGCACTCTCGATGTTTGATTTTCTGATGGTTGTCCGGTCATGGTGAAATTGAAATCCCATAAAATCAAGCATACGTCCCTTTGTGACCTGCTTTCCTTTCTCGTCAAGCACTGGCTTCCCGTCTTTCATCATCGGATATTCAAATCTAAACACCTGCCAATCTTCTTTTATCTCAAGGTCAAGCTTGTCGTTCAAATATATCTCGATTGCCCTGTGCATTTTATGCAGTTTCTTTTTGCTCTTACCCAGTATCACCATGTCGTCCATGTATCGCATGTAATGCTCTGCATGAAGTTCCTCCTTAATGTAGTGGTCAAGTGCTTTTAAATAAAAGTTGCCGAACCATTGTGATGTGAAATATCCCAGTGGGGCACCTTTTCGAATCTGCTCAATAATTATTTTTAATTTCCCGAACATTTCTCCTGTGATACCAATTTCTTTTAGAACCTCCAATGCTCCGAAAATATCGTCAAGCGCTATGCATCCGACAAGCCTTTTCGTCTGTTCTGCATTAATTTCAACACCTGCATCCGTCAAATTCTTTGCAACGAGTGCTATTTTGTCATGTTCAATTAGTATGCAGAGTAATCTATAAAACCGTTTATCCCGAATTACTTCTTTAAGTTTCTTCTTAAGAATTCTCCGGTTTATTGTTTCAAAGAAATGGCGTACATCCATTTTAAGAATAAAGAACTTTTTCCCATTGTATGAATCAAGCCATTTTCGCATGTACTTTTTCCCGTAATGAACACCTCTCCCCGGTATACTCCCACAAGAAAACTCATACAATCCATTCATCACGATTGGTCCGAACTGACCTATCACACAATGATGTATAACCTGTTCATATTTATAATTCGGTTTCAAAATCCTCCTTGTTTTCTTGCTGCTGTTCTCGTTAATAATCCTCGGTTCGTGATAGTATGGAATGAATAGTTCCTCTGTCAACATCTTTTTTAAGAATTCTGCGTGTTCATCAATGTTTTTCAATACCTCCATCACATCATTTTTGTGCTTTTTCTTCTCTGATGCATTTACAAAGCACTGCTTTATGTAGTCGTCTTGTAGCATTGGTTCATATAGGTTATTGTAACTTCTCATATAATATTTTCTTATCTCCTATCGGTTTTTGTGCAAACATCGCCTACTCAACCGACCCTATATTCGGAATGATTTTCGCCAAGTGGCGCGGAACATAGACTGCATTTGGTTAAACGCACCGTTTTATGAGAAGAAATTGGACGCGCCGATGTTCCAGTTCGCCGTACCCGCACTGTTACTCAAATTCAAGTAAGCTGCGCCACAGTTATCGCCGTTGTTACAGTTGCCGCCGCACAGCGCGACCGCAGGGAGCAGGAAACGCCCGACACCGCACTCTATGTCCCTATTTTTTTATAATAATCATGCGCTTCGCCTATCGGCGAGAATAACGGAGGCTTTCCCCCTCCGGTCCTCCCCCTTGCTGCTTACGCAGCTATAGGCTGTTCTAAGAAAACGGACGCGCCGACGTACCAGTACGCCGCACCCGCACTGCTACTCAAATACAAGCAAGCTGCGCCACAGCTATCGCCGATGCTACAGCTGCCGCCGCACAGCGCGACCGCAATTATTTCGCTGTTATACCAAAAATAATCGCATGTGTATGTACTACTACTTCCTCCGACCGAACTAACAATTCGGCCAAATCGGCTCGACTTTGTGTTTTTCTGCCATCCACTACTATTTCCCGTGAATGTAATTCCAACTTTTTCAAAGCCTTCTCCCGTCAAATTGTATGGTGGTCTCATTTTTGCAAGAATTTCTCCTTTAACCATTAAAAGACCATTAACTCTATCCCAACGGTTGCCCCACCATTTTTCGATATAGAATACTTTAACTTCATGAGTTTTATCACTATATCCAAAAAACTGTCCCTTATCTGCAAGGGTTCCTGTCGGAAGATGTCCATAGTTCTGCGAGGCATCATCAACATATCCCGTTGTCTGTCCCTGTCCAAATGCTGTCTGTGAATTATCTGTCTTTGAAATAATTTTAAGCATACAGTCCAGTAAGTTTCTCTTGCTCCAGGAACCGATACTCCATCCATCTCCATTTGCCTTCGCTCTTGTGATTTCCGTTGTTGTATTTGCACCATACATAAGTGTCTGATTTGCAAGAGATCTAAGTCTTGTACCATCAAACGAGCCGCCGAACATAGGATAATATAATTTATCTGCATGTGAACCATCTTCTCTCACATATGCATCATCATTATATGATTCATCATATTGTGCATTAGAAATAATCATGTACTCATAATTTCCGATTTCAAACTGTGAAAGCCATATCTTGCCCTTATCTCCACTGCCATCAAATACGCTCATTGCATTTCCGCCGTAATCTACGCTTGAAATGTCCGATTCTGTTCCGTCAGCTTTTTTTGTCTGGTTGTTTGGATCTAATTTATAATCTTCCGTTCCATCATACCGAACCATTGCCGGATAATTATTTTTTACAAAAAACACATCCGCCCAATCTCCAAAATCAAATTCTCCAGTTGCATAATTCATGCCCGCCGGGGTTTTACCGACTGCATCGAAAAGATATGTACAGCGTGTTGCCGGGTTACTATCATTTTTATTGATTTTTAATCCATATCGTTTTATATCTTTTACTCTTGTCTCATCTTCTAAATTCGCCAAAAGTGCATTTGTATTCGCTAATATTTTGTCGGTTGTTTCTTTATCTGCTACTCTTACAATCACATCTCCACTTGCCATTTTTAAGCCTCCCTTATTGTTAAAATTCCATCTTCTACCGATAAAACGCAACTCTTTTTTGTAACCGTATCTACCATAGTGTTAAGTCCATCTACAATTCCTTCACACGCTGTAGCGGCTGCTGTAGCCGTCTGTGCGGCTGCGTTCGCTGTAGTCGCTGCCTTATTCGCTGCGTTTGAAGATTCTGTCATTGTATTGGAGAACTTATTCACCTTTTCCATGTATCCTTCTATTGTTTCAAGGTCTTCATCATATTTTGCGTTGTTTACAATAATCGGAAGGTCAAAAAATTTGTTTTTACCATCCCCCATTCTAATCAATACTTTTCCTGTTTCTGTCGTCTCAATGCCGATTTCCCTGTCTTTGAGTATCAAGGCATCCTCAACAGCTTTCCATTCTGCGGTCGTGCCGCTGCAAGGTCTGATTGCTGCCATACTATCTCCTTTCCCTTGCGTTTGCAATAATATCACAAAACGTATCGTTTTTGTTGTTTTTTCCTTGTAATTCCATAATGTTGGAATTATTTGCATATTATTATACAGCCAGGCTTCTTGACATAGGTGTTCCTCCATCAAAATCTATTCCTATTTCTTTCGCTCTGATCTGAGGGGTAGCCGCATCAATGGTTACTATTGATACAGCTCTTGATTGAGGGGTCTCCCCATCACATTCGATGTATAGACTTTCGTACAGGGCCTCTGCTCTATTGAAATAATTCTTCACCGATTCCAGAATTTCATTTGCAGACTCCAGAAGTGAGTTCTGAATTGTATCATTAATTTCTTTTTTGTCAGCTTCCACTTTTTTTCTAGCTGCCTCTACCGCCTCTTGACTCTGTGTGATCGCCTGCTTTATCTGTATCGCTGAATTCAATGTCGCTTCTAACTGATCCTGATTTTGCAATGCTATTGTTGCTTTTTCTGTTATCGCTTCACATTTATTTGTTGCTTTCTCCGATGCTTCTGATGCTGTATTTACTTTTTTTATAGCTTCTCCACTTGCACTCTCTCTTTTTCTCTCTGCTTGTTCCCTCGATGCTTCCGCTTGCACTCTTAATTTTTCTGCTTGTTCCCTCGATGTTTCCGCT